TTAAAATCGAAACTCAAAGAGATGCGAGTTTAAGAGCAGACGAAATCGTTGCTACATCAGTTTATGGTGTGGGCGAAATCCATGACTCTTATGGTGTTGAATTACACTACGATTCATCTATCCAATAGTAGGATACTTTGTGAGGGGGAGAAATCCCCCTTACATCAAACCAAATAGGAGAATAAAATGGTTAAATTAGTATTATCAAACGAAAAAATGATTACCCTAACAAGAGGTAATAAAACAATTACTAGAAGTGAATTAGATTACGAAACAAATAAATCTATGTATGATTTTAGAGGTTTTAAAGTTGCATCAGATAATGTAAAAGAAGTTAAAGAAGTTGTTACAGAAAATGTAGTACCTTTGAAAAAGAAAAGAAAAACAAGGAAAAAGAAATGAATCAATGGTTATGGCTTAAAGGCAAAAAGAAAGTTAAATGGATTTGGATAAAAGCAAAAAACAATCCAATGTACTCAATACCTTTAGCTTTATTAATTGTTTATTTAATTTGGAAGTAGATTATGGCTAATTATACTGGTGCAGATGTTATAACAACATCAGATGTTTTAAAATATCAACCTGATGCTTTTGATTTTGGTATATCCACAACAGCTACTGAAACTACAAATTTTTTAGCACAAACTACTAATGATATTTTAAGACAATTAAGAATAGAATGGTGGCAGACATATAAAACAAATATATTTACAGATATAACAGTTTTAAACACAGCAGAAATGGTTAATACAAAAGTTAATTTAGATCAGTTTGAAAGGGCTGGTGTTTATTTATTTCTTGGTAGATTCTATTTACCAGCATTAACTAAATTTAGACCAGAAACAGAAAAAGACAGATTTGAAAGAATGCAAGAATATTACATGAGCCAATATAATATCGAATGGAGAATGATATTAGAAGATGGTGTTGAGTATGATGAAACAGGAGATGGTACTATACAAGTTTCTGAAAGAGAGCCTTTACATGGATTTAGAAGATTGACTAGATAATGGCTGTCGATTTAAAGATTAAATCTAATTCAAAACAAGTATCTAAAAAATTTAAAAAGTTTCAATCTGTATTACCTAGAATAATTGATAAAGGTGTAAAACAAGCTGGATTTCAATTAATAGATATTATTAGAACTAAAACACAAAAAGGTATTAATTTTAAAGATGGTGCATTTGCACCTTATTCACAAGGTTATTTAAAAAAATTAAATAGAGAGGGTAAATCAGTTAAAGTAGATTTATTTTATTCTGGTAGAATGTTAGGTAGTTTAACAAGTAAAAAAACAGGAAAACACAAAGTATCATTAGGTTTTAGTAATGCACAAATGCTACAAAGAGCATTATTTAACCAAGTGTTGAATGACCCTAAAAGAGAATTTTTTGGCTTTAACAATAGAACAGAAAAGATTATAAGTAAATCATTCAACCGATTTGTAGAAAAAGAATTAAGAAAGTTTAGAATATGAGTGTAAGAGAAAACATAGCAAGTAATTTATTAACAGTTATATCTGCAATATCTAGCCCAGATATTATTAAAGCTACTAGACAACCATTTCAATTAGACGAGTTATCAGATAAACAATATCCAGCAGTAATAGTACAAACATCAGAAGAAAATAGAGATGATTCGGAATTAGGAAGTGGTGCTAAAACTAGGCATGGTACGATTGATTTTGTAGTATTAGGATTTGTTAAAGGTGCAGAAGCTAATATAGACACTAAAAGAAATGAATTAATCACAGCTATTGAAACTGCTTTAGAAACTGATATTACTCGATCAGGTAACGCACTTGATACTGAAGTCGTACAAGTAGAAACTGATGAGGGTAGCTTATTTCCTGTTGGTGGAATAAGAATGACTATTAGATGTATGTATGAGTATCAAGCTGGAACACCATAGGAGATAATATGACAACTAAAATTATAAATAGAATAGAAAAGAAAATAGACCAAATAGAAAAAATGCACGATAAAGAGTCTATGCTATGTGAAGAAGTAAAAGACTTATTAGCTGAATTAAAAGAAAACCAAGAAGAAGATAGTCAAGATTGGGAAGAAGATTTAGACGATGAAGAATTTGATGAGGAAGATATTGACGAAGAACAAGAAAACTAATAAAAGGACTTATGGCTAAAGACATTAAATTATATAAAGGTAATTCAGAAATAGTTATTAATGAATCTAATCTTGAACATTTTTTAAGTTTAGGCTATAAGGAACAAAAACAAGAACAACAATCAAAAAGTAAAAAGGACAAAAAATGGCAACACATCACGGAAAAGAAGGAGTTGTAACAGTTGGTGGAACTGGTGTTGGGGAACTAACAGGGTTTACACTAGAAACAACTGGAGATGTAGTAGAGGACACAGCTTTAACAGATGCAACTAAATCTTTTGTTGCTGGTAGAACTTCATTCTCTGGTACTTTAGAAATGCACTTTGACGAAACTGATACACCACAAACAAGTTTAGTAGCTGGTGCTTCACTCGCTTTTATTTTACTCCCAGAGGGTAATGCAAGTGGCGACAGAAGTTTTACTGGAACAGGAATTGTAACTGGTATGTCTGTAAATAACTCAATGGACGCAATTATCTCTAGAACTGTTACTTTTCAAGGAACTGGTGCATTAACAATAGGAACTGTATAATCCTAATTTATGTCAGTTATTGATAGAGTAAAGACTCATTTCGAAACTCTTAAAACTATCACTATTGAAGTGAATGAGTGGAAAGATGAGCATGGTAATCCGAGTATATTTTATTCTGAACCACTTACCCTTGAAGAAAAAAACATAATCTTTAAGAAGTCTAGTAACTTTCAAGACTTAACTGTTCTTGTTGATCTGCTTATAATGAAACTCCAAGTTAAGAATGACAAAGGAGAAATGATTAAAGCATTTAGCCCAGAAGATAAATTTGCATTAAGAAAAAAAGCAGATTCAAACGTAATATCTACTATTGCTAATCAAATCCTATTAGATACGAATTATGAGGAAGCCGAAAAAAAGTAAATAGCGACCCTAACATCAGGTCGCTTTTAGTAATCGCAGAGAGATTACATCTTACAATACAACAAGTTCTTGATATGCCTGTTAGCCATTATAATCTTTGGTTAGCATACTTGAAAAAAGAGCAAGATGAGTATAAAACCAAACAACAACTAGCAGAAGCAAGGAAATATAAATAATGGCAAATCAAAGACTTAATATAGATATAGTAGCACGAGATAAATCAAGACAGGCTTTAACTGGAGTACAAAAATCTTTAGCTAGATTAAAAGGTTCTGTATTTAATCTTCGTACTGCTTTTTTAGGTTTAGGTGCTGGATTAGTAATTAGAAATTTAGTTAATACAGGAAAACAATTAGAGAATTTAAGAGTTAGATTAAAATTCTTATTAAAAGATACTAATGAGGGTGCAAAGGCATTTGATAATATGACCAAGTTTGCATCTAAAGTTCCTTTTTCATTGGAACAAATACAATCAGGTGCTGGTATTTTAGCAACTGTTACTGACAATGCAGATGATCTTCAAAATATGTTAGAGATTACTGGTAATGTTGCAGCAGTAACAGGATTAGATTTTAGAACAGCATCAGAACAAATACAAAGATCATTTAGTGCTGGTATAGGTGCAGCAGATTTATTCAGAGAAAAAGGTGTTAGAAATATGCTTGGTTTTAAAGCTGGTGCAACAGTTTCTATTGAAGAAACAGTAGCAGCATTTGAAAAAGTATTTGGTAAAGGTGGAAGATTTGGAAATTCAACAGATGAGTTAGCAAAAACATTTGAGGGAACTATCTCAATGATTGGCGATAAAATATTTAACTTTAAAAAAGTATTATTAGAAGCTGGATTTTTTGATGAATTAAAATCACAGTTTGGAAATTTAGATCAATTTTTACAAAACAATGCAAAACAATTAGATCAGATAGCAGTAGCAGTTGGAAAAAATTTAGCAAAAGGAATGGTAAATGTAGTTAAAATAGGTAAGGAGTTAATTCCTACTTTAGAAAAAATTGGCAGAATTATGAAAAGTATAGCAGATGGTTTTATGGCTTTACCACCTTTTATACAACAAACAGGAATTATAGGTGCATTTTTATTTGGTAAAAAAGGATTTGCAGTATTAGCTGGTGTTAGTATATTTATTGATAAAGTACAAGATTTAATTAAAGAATCTAAAATTAGAATGGGTATTTTTGATGTAAATAATCTTAAAGAAGTAAATTTAGCAGTTGATACAATTAGTAATCAGATAAGTGAACTAGAACTAGAAAAATCACTTTTAGGAGATGTTGATAATCCTAATTTAGATAAAAGAATAAAAAATGCTATAAAAGAATTAGAAATTCTTAAAGAAATACAAAAAACACTTCAAACTAGTGAAAATATAAGAAATCTTGGAGAATTTGAACATCAAAAAGAATTACACAAAGGTTTAAAAACTCATGAACAAATTAATAAAGAATTTGAAAAAAAAATGGAAAACACAGCTAGAGAAAATGGTTTATTAGCAAATCAAAATCAACAAATAGAAACCATAATGAGTAAATTGAAAATTTTAAATAAAACAGCATTAGCAGATGTAGAAAGTAAATTTGATGATATTAAAGGAACAATAGCACAAGGAATTAATAATGGTATTACAATGATGTCAGAAAAATTAGCAAGAGCATTTGTACTTGGAGAAAAATTATCAGATACATTTAAAAATATAGCACAATCATTATTAGTAAATGTGTTAAGTGCATTAATAGAAATTGTTGCAAGAAAAGGTGTAGAACTTGCTATTGAAAAAATGATTACAAAAGAACACGAAAAAAGAAGCAGAATGAAACATCATTTTGGTGGTGGTGGTTTATTTGGTTTTGCTTCTTCATTATTTGGATTTGCTAAAGGTGGTGCAGTATCAAAAGGACAACCAGTTATAGTTGGAGAACAAGGTGCTGAAGTTTTTGTTCCAAATAGCACAGGACAAATAACTCAATCTGCTAGAGGAACTGGTGGTGGACAAACAACAGTTAATTTTAATATTAATACTTTAGACGCAAGTGGTTTTGACGATCTATTAGTAAGAAACAGAGGAACTATTACACAAATAATTAACAACGCAGTTAATGAAAGAGGGAGTAGAAATCTAATATAATGTCTGGTGCTTTTCCAATATCAACTTCTAAATTTGAAACTTTAGGAATAAAGTCTATTCAAAATACTATTATATCTAAATCTGTTTCAGGTAAAAAACTTGCAAGACAAATAGATAATCAAAGGTTTGCATTTACAGTTCGTATTATTACAGGAACTAGATCAGATGTTTATGGAGAGTTAATGGCTTTTATAATGAAACAAAGATCAGGCAAAGAAAACTTTACAATAATTCCACCAGAAATAGAAGATGCTAGAGGTAATGAAACAAACACAGTTTTAGTTAATGGTGTTCATGCAGTTGGAGATACAACGATTGCTATGGACGGACACCACAATGATAATCCACACGCATTTAAAGCTGGAGATTTTATTAAGTTTGCATCACACGATAAAGTTTATATGGTAGTTGCAGATGTTCAAGCATCTAGTAATGCTTCAACAGTTACAATAGAGCCACCTTTAATTACAGCACTTACAGATAATTCAGTAGTTACTTATGACAATGTTCCTTTTACAGTACATTTAACAAATGATATTCAAGAATTTGGTGCAGTAGGCACAGCTAAAGATGGTGCGTTTTTATACCAATTTGAATTTGATGTAGAAGAATCTTTATAGTGAAAAAATATAAAATAACCCACAAGATAACTGCCGATTTTATTGCCGAAATAATTGTTAATGAAGATGAGATTGATAGTAATATTAATGATTTAAAAGAGTATAAGAAACCTAATAGCAAATTTGATTATACTATGTTAAAAGGTTCAGAAAGTGTAACACAAACAACTTACGAGGAATATGACGAGAAGTCTGACAACAGCAGTAAAGAACGAATTAGCAACAAATGATATTCGACCAGTACATCTTATCACTATTAGCTTTGGTACTCCTGTTAATATCACAGATTGTTCATTTCCATTAACATCATCAGTATCAGGCTCATCAGTTACATACGCAGCTAGTGATTTTATATTGGGTATATCTAATCATACAGAGGAAACAGATATTACTAAATCAAGTGTAAGTATTAGTTTATCAGGTGCAGACCAAACATTTATTTCAACAGTATTAAATGAAAATGTAGTTAATGATAATGTAGATATTTTTAGAGGATTTTTAAATGATTCTAATGGTTTAATTGCTGACCCATTTTTATTATATAGAGGTAAAATAGAAAGTTTTGAAATACAAGAGGGAGAAAAAGATAGTACAGTTGCTTTATCAATAGTATCACATTGGGCAGACTTTGAAAAAAAGAATGGTCGTAAAACTAATAATACATCTCAACAAAGATTTTTTAGTACAGATGTTGGTATGGATTTTGCATCTCAAACAGTACAAGATATTAAGTGGGGTAGAGCATAATGGGTTTTGGTAGTATTTTTAAAGCAGTAACAAGAGTAGTATCTTTTTTTAAAAGTGCAAATCCTCTTGTATCTTTAGGTGTTACATTATTTTTAGCTTGGGTATTAAGACCAAAAGTTCCTGAAATAGAAGATTTTGGAACAAACGAATTTGATGATTTTGAAAGAGGTTTATTAATTAATAAACAAAGTAATGACGCAAATATTCCTGTTATATATGGAGAAAGACTTGTTGGTGGAACTAGAGTCTTTATGGAAACTTCAGGCACAGATAACACTTACTTATACATGGCAATCGTTATGTCAGAGGGAGAAATAAACGATATAGAAGAAATAAGAGTAGATGATAAAGCTGTTACTTGGGCAAGTGCATTATCAGATGGAACAGAAGTAGAAGTAGGAAGTGGAGATAGTAATTTTTACAAAGATTCAGCAAGTTTAATTAGAGTAGAACCTCATTTTGGAACAGATGGTCAATCAGCATCATCTTTATTATCAACATTATCATCTTGGGGAAGTAATCATAAATTATCTGGTTTATGTTATTTAGCATTAAGGTTTAAATGGAATCAAGACGCATTTACTGGAATACCTAAAGTTCAAGCAAAGATACAAGGTAAAAAAGTTGTATTTTACAATTCTGGTTTAGCAGCACAAACACCAGCTTATAAAACAAATCCAGCTTGGTGTTTATTAGATTACTTAACAAATACAAGATATGGAAAAGGTATTGCTATTTCAGAAATAGATTTACAATCTTTCTATGATGCTTCAGTTGTTTGTGAAACACAAGTAACACCATATTCAGGTGCTAGTGATATAAATATTTTTGACACAAATGCTGCAATAGATACATCACAAAAAATTATAGACAATGTTAGAGAAATGTTAAAAGGTTGCAGAGGTTATCTACCATATACAAATGGAAAATATAAATTAATTATTGAAACAACAGGAAGTGCAGCAATAACATTAACAGAAGATGATATAATAGGTGGATATAATTTATCTATTCCAACAAAAAATGAAAGATATAATAGAGTTATAGTTGGTTTTGTTAATCCAGCTAGAAATTATCAAGTAGATGAAATTCAATTTCCACCAATAGATGATAGTGGACTTGCAAGTGCAGACCAACACGCAACTATGAAAACTGCTGATGGTGGTTTTTTATTAGAGGGTAGATTTACATTTAAAACTTTAACATCTCCATATCAGGCAGAGGAGATGGCAGAAGTTATTTTAAGAAGAAGTAGAGAAGCATTAACACTTGGTATCAATGTTAGCTTTGATGCTTATGATTTAGCCATAGGAGATATAGTAAATATCACACATAGTTCATTAGGTTTCTCTGCAAAAGCATTTAGAGTTATGGGTTTAACTTTTAACGAAGATTTTACAATAGGATTATCTCTTGTTGAGTATCAGGCTAGTCATTATACTTGGGCAACAAAAACACAAGTTAGTTCTACACCATCTACTAATTTACCTAATCCATTTACTATCCAACCACCAGCTAGTGTTACATTATCTGACCAACTAATTGAATATAACGATGGAACTGTAATTGTTGCTTTAGATGTTAGTATTGGTGCTTCTCCTGATTCGTTTATAGATTTTTATCAAGTAGAATACAAATTAAGTACAGATTCAGATTTTATAATTTATGCACAAGGTTCAGGATTAAATCACAGAGTTCTTAATGTAATTGACCAATCAACTTATGATGTAAGAGTAAAAGCAGTTAATACATTAGGAGTATCATCAACTTATGTATCTGCACAAAGAAAAATAGTAGGTGCTATTGAACCACCTAGTGATGTAACAGACTTTTCTTGTAATATATTAGGACAAGAAGCACATTTATCTTGGACACAAATACCAGATTTAGATTTAGCTTTTTATCAAATTAGATATTCAACATTAACAGATGGAACTGGAGAATGGGCAAACTCTGTATCTTTAATAGAAAAAGTATCAAGACCAGCCACAAGTATTAGTACAGTTGCTAGGGCTGGAACTTATCTTATAAAAGCATTTGATAAATTAGGTAATGCAAGTTCTAATGCAACTGCAATAGTTTCTAATGTAACTAGCACATTAAATTTTAATGCAATAACTAGTGTATCTGAACACCCTGATTTTGATGGAACATTAACAAATACAGTAATCGTAGATGACACTTTAAGACTAGATTCTTCAGAATTATTTGATGCAGCTTCAGGAAATTTTGATGCAGAAACAACTAGATTTTTTGATTCAGGTGTTGCTAATGCAGACTTTAACGCATCTGGTAATTATTTATTCGCAGATGTAGTAGATATAGGTGCTAAACATACAGTAAGAATTACAGCTACTTTAAAACAAACTTCTGATGACCCTGATGATTTATTTGATAACAGAACAGGATTATTTGATTCTCAAAATTCTAGCTTTGATGGAGATACACCAGCTAACTCTAATGCACATTTAGAAATTGCAACAAGTGATGATAACTCTACTTTTACTACTTTTCAAAACTTTGTAATAGGAAATTACACAGCTAGATATTTTAAATTTAGAGTTGTTTTAACTTCAACTGATTTAGCTTCAACTCCTGTTGTTCAAGAAGTATCAATTTCAATAGATATGGAAGATAGAATATTTAGTGGAAATGATATAGTATCTGGTGCTGGAACTAAAACTGTAACATTTACAAATCCATTTAAAACTGTTAATTATGCAGTTGGAATTACAGGACAAGGAATGGCAACAGGAGATTTCTTTTTAGTAGAAAGTAAAACTATTAATGGATTTAATGTTACTTTTAAAAATTCAAGTGGAACAGCAGTATCAAAAACATTTGATTTTATTGCAAAAGGGTTTTAAAAGGAGTATAAAACAATTATGGCACAACACGATTACGATATAGCGAACCAATCTTTCCCAGCCTTTAGAACAGACTTAAATGGTGTTCTTGAAGCTATAAATACATCTAATTCTGGTACATCAAGACCAAGTGGTGCAGTAGCTGGTACAATCTGGCTAGATACATCTGGTGGTGCAACTGCTCATATTTTAAAATTCTATGATGGGGGTGCTGACATAAATTTAGCAACAATTAACACTACTGCAAACACAGTAGATTTTACAGATTCATCAGTTACATTTGATATAGTAAATGATACTTCTCCTCAACTCGGTGGTAATTTAGATGTCAATGGACAAGACATAGTTTCTACATCAAATGCTGATATAGATATTATTCCTAATGGAACAGGAGATGTAAATTTAGGTGCTGACACAGTACAGATTGGCGATAACAATGCAAACGCAACTCTAACCACACAAGGCACAGGAGATTTAATTTTAAATACTAACAATGGTACAAATGCTGGAAACATAACTCTTGAAGATGGTGCTAATGGTCATATTCAATTTACAACAAATGGTACAGGAACAATTAAATTTAACGATCTAGCTTATATACCTCAACAAGCATTAACATCATCATCTAACGCAGTTGCATGGGATACACAGGCAAAGCCAAACGCATATCATTTAACAACAGAAAACACTACATTCTCTGCACCAACTAATCCTGTTGAGGGTGCTTTTATCTCATTAGAAATTAATTATGATGGCTCACATACAATCGCATTTAACACAGTATTCGAATTTGCAGCTTCAACTGCACCAACATTTACTTCAACAGATGGCAAAACTGATATATTAGTATTTAGATATAATGGTGCTGTATGGCAAGAAGTAGGAAGAACATTAAATTTAAGTGAAAGTTAAAATATGTACGCATTAGTAGAAGATGGTTCAATATCAAAATTAATTACAAATCCTAAATCTATGGTTATAGGAGATGTAAGATACCCAGCTAAAATATTTCAATTATGGTCGCAATCAGAATTAAATGCAATAGGTATTTATGAAGTAGTAACTGATTCATCTAATTTTAAAGATGAGAAGTGGTATATCAACACAGATGAATCTTATTCTTTTGCAGACAATCAAGTTACAAGATCATGGGGAACTGCTACACCTAAAGCACACGCAGATACTTTATGGACACAAGCAGATTCAGATGATGGAAATTTACCAGATGATAAAGAAGTTGGAGATGTAAGAGTTGAGGGTTTAAAAACACAATTAATTAGAACTTTAAAACAACAAGTATCTGGAGAACTATCAAAAACTGATTGGTACATAACTAGAAACACAGAAAAAGAAACTGCTATACCAAGTGCTATATCTACTCACAGAGATGCAGTTAGAACTAAACAAGCAGAAATGGAAACTGCTATAACAAACGCAAGTGATACTCCAGCATTAGAAACTTTATACACATACACCACAGATGATGATGGTGTTCAATCAAGACCATTAGGCGAACTTCCAACATTGGAGATTTAATGCCACTAATACTTGGAACTAACTCCATAAAAGATACAGGATATAATGTAGCTAACTCATTAAGATTTAATGATGGTAGTTCAGATTATTTAACAAGAGCACAATCAAATGGTAATCAAGACAAATGGACATGGTCAGTTTGGTTAAAAAGATCAACACTAGGTTCATCTCAATGTTTCTTTGCATCTACTGATGGTAGTGCAACAAGTTTTGATGCTAAATTTGATAGTAGCAATAGAATTAGGGTATATAATTATTTTGGTGGTGGGTTTGATGCAGATTTAGTCACAACTAGAGTTTTTAGAGATGTATCAGCTTGGTATCATATTCTTGTAGTATATGATAGTGGAAACTCAACTGAGGCACATAGATTAAGAATATATGTAAATGGAACAGAAGAAAGTTCATTTAGTACAACTGATTATCCTGCTCTAAATGCAGATAGTGATTTAAATGTATCAGGTTCTAATATTGAAATTGGAAGACAAGCTAATGGTTCTCAATTTTTTGATGGCTACATGGCAGAGGTAGTTTTAATAGATGGACAAGCATTAGACCCAACATCATTTGGAGAGTTTGATTCTGATAGTCCTACAATATGGAAACCAATAGATGTATCAGGTTTAACCTTTGGTACAAATGGATTTCATTTAGACTTTGAAAACTCTGGAAGTCTAGGTGCAGATGTATCAGGTAATGGAAATAACTTTACTGTAAATAACTTAACTAGCATAGACCAAACTACTGATACACCGACTAATAATTATGCAACATTAAATCCTTTATATAAACAAGACCATGCTTTTTCAGATGGAAATTTAACTTATACAAGTTCAGCTTCCGATTGGGATTCAGCACCATCAACATTTGGTGCATCTTCTGGCAAATGGTATGTTGAAGCAAAAGTAACAGCATTAGGTGGGGGTGTTACAAGAACTACTCTTGGAATATGTGATGAAAGAGATGCAAATGAAGTTGCAGAAAGTGAATTTGGATTAGCAAGTTATAACAATGGAGATACTGTAGGCTACTATGGTGCTTCTGCAAATCAAGTATATAAAAATGGAAGTGTGCAAAGTGGTACTTGGTCAGCTTTTACAACAAATGATATAATTGGCATGTATGTTGATCTTGATAATGGTTATGTTTATTTTTCTAAAAATGGTTCAATGCAAAATTCAGGAGATCCAACAAGTGGTAGTAGTGGAACTGGTGGAATATCAATAACAACAGGTGCAACTTATCTCTTTGGCTTAACTGGATATGGTGGTGGTGCATCACAAATTAATTTTGGGAGTCCACCTTTTAGTATTTCATCTGGTAATTCAGATCCAAATGGATATGGTAATTTTGAATATAGTACACAGAATTATTATGCACTTAACACAAAAAATTTAGCAGAATATGGATAGGAGTAAATTATGAGTTATACGAATGGTTTAGATAATCCTGAACTTTATTTCCAAACTGTTTTATGGACAGGAAATGGGAGTAACAGATCAATTACACTTGATGGCTCTGAAAATATGCAACCTGATTGGGTCTGGGGTAAAAATCGTGGAAATGATGATAATGATTATTTGATGGATTCAGTAAGAGGTGCAACAAAAAGACTAACTACAAATAATAATGCAGCAGAGGGTACATCAACAGCACTTTTAACTTCATTTGATAGTGATGGGCTTAGTTTAGGAACAAGCGCTGGTTTAAATGCAAGTGGGGTTACAGCCGTAGGATGGTGCTGGAAGGCTGGTGGCTCTGCATCATCAAACTCAGATGGAAGTATAACAAGTTCTGTATCTGCAAATCAAACTGCTGGATTTTCTATATTAAAATTTACTGCATCTGGTAGTGGAGATGAAACTGTCGGTCATGGGTTAGGAGTAAAACCTAAAATGGTAATTACTAAAGGATTAGATGCTTCTTCACCATGGAATACTTACAATGAAAATTTACACTCATCTGCACCAGAAGATTATTATTTAGCTTTAAATTCAACAAATGCTTCATCTAGTGATAGTCCAGGTGTATTTGGTGCTGGAATGACTTCATCTGTTATTGGAGTAGGAGTAGGAGTTGGTTTTACTTCTGGTCAAGATTATATAGCCTATTGCTTTAGCGAGGTCAAATCGTTTTCTAAATTTGGAAGCTATGTCGGAAATCAGTCAAGTAACGGAAGCTACATTCACTTGGGATTTAAACCCTCATTCGTT